GTGCTTAATACCGCTCCTGTTACAGGGTCTACGGATTGAGCTACTTTACGAAGGATGTCAATTTGTACATTAGGCATACCTAACAACATATTGTTTTCCCATTGCTCTACGTTTTGCAAATTACGGGCTAAAGTATTAGGGATAGCTTCTTTTCTAAAGTCTACCATAAACAAGGCGCAAGTTAAGTTCCCAGTGAATCCAATAACAGGCAATTCATCCGCTGTAACACGTCCTATGCCCTGCACCCTTGTACGTTGGATAGTCTCTGAAACTTGAATCGTGCGCATTTTTCCAATTGCTTGTCCATTAGCCTTAATAATAGCTAAAGGGGCAGTCATTACACGGTTATCAGTTAAGGCCATTTTATTTTAATTTAAAATTTGAATTAATTAGATGCTTGCCGTTGGGGTTAAGATAAACCCGGTATAGAACAGCTGGTTGATTGGGCCATTCGGTACAAAGCAATATTCAACGAACCATTTTGTACCGTCACGCAATTCAGCCGTTACATTCTTACCTTCGATGATAAGGTCATCTTTATCTTTCTTAGCAGTTTTATCCTGTAAATAACCCTCTACATACGCTTTAATTTCCGCAGGGCTGGCAGTGTTTAAGTTACCTCCAACGAAACGAGGTGTAGAATTGATACAAATTTCTTTGTTCATTTGGTGAACGATACGCATGATTTGGATTTCCGGTGACTTACCATCAGCTTCAATTAAATCATCGTTAATTTGCAGTGTATTTACACCCTGATTAACTACCCAACCCATTCCGGTAACCTGACGGGATGCTGTAACCCCGCCCTGAATAGCCTGTTCCCTTTCGTTCTTATTCATTTTATGAACTAGGCCGGAAATATTGATTGGTTTGTAAGTACAAGGAACCTGGGAAGGAAGCCCAGCGTTCAAACCGCAAACTAATGCAGCGTGATACAGGGAGTTCTTAGTAACTAAGGCAGTCGTACCTACGTTTGTATTGGATTTTACCTTTACACCGCTATGCACAATTACCATGTAAGGTGAATTGTATTGGGCTGCGGAACTCAAACTTACTGTCTGGAATTCATCTTTATTCTGTCCACCACCACCGAAACAGATTTTATCTGTAAAGGTTGAAGTTTCCAAAATGTAAGCCAGGATTTTGGAGTTATTAGCTGAAACGATGCCTTGATTGGTAGTTACATCATCCGGTGTAGCTCCGTAATCCAATAACAGGAATAAAGAGTTATCCAAATCTTCAATATTATTGAGAACCTCATCCACAGCGGTGCTGCTATAAGTTTCCGTACCCCCAGCCAATACTGTAATATCGGATAAAGTTGTAATGATGCTTGCAACCAATGCAGTCGTAACGCTAGGAGTTGGAGCCTCAGAAATTCTGAAATAGGAATTGAAGTTTGCATCTTTTGTAGCCCACTTATACCAATCCCCAACTGTTTTCAATTCCTTACTTCTACAAATAAGAGTATTGACAACTTTATCGCTAGAGACTTCATATTCAACTCCATTTTCATCCTGTCCCCGATATTGGCCTTCATAGAACTCAAACACCGTAGCAGTGTTATCTATTGTTCCGGCTACAGCTCTTACACCGTAACCCTTAGTCAACACATCTCCTACCTTAACCCCATTACCGCCTAAACCTTCGTTTTTCGCAATAACAGTAGTTTTAACATCTGTCCCAGCTAAAAGGATTTGTAGACTAGCGCCAGTAGTGGAAGCTGCACGTGTGTAAAATAAGGTTTGAACACCATTGGAACCGGAACCATTGGGAGTGAACAGATAATCCATTAAATCCCATAGAATACCGCCACGTAAAGCGCGTTTAGCTGTTTTAGGGTCTGTAAAAGCGTAAACTTCACCGCTCTCATTCTGACCTAAAATCCCGCTTCCATAGCCATAGCCCGTTCCCAAACCAGTGTCAATAATAGCTACATTTCCAACGGAACCAGCTGCCAATTGGGCAGGGTTACCGCTCTTAGTCATGGCGTAGCTGCCTGGCTCAATAAATTGCCGACCGTTAAATGTGATTATTTTAGCCATCTTAGTTTCTTATTTTTTTGTTTGAATTTTATTGTCTGTTTGCTTTTCCTGCGCTTGGGCGGCTACTGGGGTTGGAAAGGTTTTCCGGTCTCCAATTTTGAAATGCTTGGAAATAACATTGTACCATTCGTCATAAGTTTTTACCGTTCCTTCTTTAAAGAGCGGTTTGGATGCAATTTGAATAAATCGTGATGCACCTTGTAAACCTAAGAACTTTTGTAATGTAATTTTTTCCATTTGAATTCATTTAGTGTTTTATAACTAATTGGAAGAATAATTGTATCTCTAAAAATTATTCTTCATATACTCTTCATAATCAGCTTTCAGATTTGTACAGGCTGCAAAATGTATTTGTGTAATTTCATCCTGATGTGTGGAATAAGATACCGCTGAAGGATAATTAAACCGGATGCTAAAATTACGGTGAAATAATTGGGTAGGTGCTTTACCTTGGTCCAATTGTAAATCCTGTCCAGAAAATGAAACGTTGTTTAATCCTGCAAGTTCCAATTGATCATCGAATAAACTGAACATTGCCTTAAGCCAGGTGTACATTAAGACTACCTCACCGCTATTATCGCTGGTACACATAATGTAATATACTGACTCATATCTTCTCTCTTTACTCAGACTTATCTGTTGCGTATCTGAATCGTATTTTGCCCGGTAATCATCTCCAATATATCCAGCACCCTGAGAATCCGTAGGCATTAAAATGTGTAAAAATGGAACTCCATTGGTTTTACCGTTGTAGCCCATTCCAATATTCATCATTCTAGGGTTCTCTATATCTCGTACAAAAAATGCAATAGCTGATTTATAATAATTGAAATTATCCATGGAAATTTTATCCCCATTATCATCCATTCCAAATATTGTGCTCAATAAAGTTGTAGTCTTATCGGTTTTACTAGTATAATCCCGGTAAGTGAATGTTTGAAATTGCTTAAGCATTCTATACAATATCAAATCAGGTATTATCATTGTATTAGATTATTTAGTGCTTTAAAAATATCTGGATAAACGCTCCCGAATAAACTTACCTCGCTTTTCCGAATGTCATCTAAAACTGCTCTTTTAACATCAATTTTATCTTCTTTCGGACGTTTACCAGATTCTACTTCTTCATTGATTTTTTTAGCGTGAGCATATACTCCATATAGGTTTTGGATTGTACGACCGTTTAATTTGAACTCCCCCATTTCATCTAAGTGAGTTTTTAAAAGGCTTGCAACTTCCTTCAAGTTTTCTGTAAACTTCTTAAATTGGGGTGAATCGGTATCATAGCTTACAAAATTACCTTCTTTATCTTTCTTTTCAGGTACTTTACCATCCAATATTTTCCAACGAGTTTTACCCTTTAAAGTATTTGGAATTATCTTTTTATCCAATATTTCGTGAGTCTCTTTATTGCTAAATTGTAAATCCATGCTCTGACCTCTGGAAAGTAGTGCAGCCCGGTCGCTATCTTCTTCAAAAAATTCTTTCGGCTTATTGGAAATAAACATGACCTTTCCGGTGAATTTAAATCCTCTAGGAATCTCAATTTTTTCTCCTGAGGCGGGGTCTGTATATTCCAATTTTTGGTTTGTGTTCCAACCAACCCGGCTATTACTGGTATCCATTGCGGTTTTCAATATATTGACAGCCAATTTATCTTTCAGAATGTCATCAGCGTCATCGAACACCAAGTTTTTACCGTTATGTACATACAATAACTTATACAACTGAATCGGAGTAACCCGGCCTATCATTGCGGTATTGTATTGATTGGAGCCTACTTCCTGAATGCCTTCATCGTAAATTCCGTGATTGGGCATTCCATTACCTTCATTCTCTCTTTCTATGGCTTTTTCAAGGCTAAAGGTCTTACCTATCCCACCCTTCCCAGTTATAAACAGGTTAGAATGTGGAGTATCTAACCAGCTATCGATACGCTGTTGATATTCTTTCATTCTTTCATCCCCAGTTTTCTTAGTCTTTTCATCCATTACGTATTGAAGTACTTTTTTACTTTCTGGGTCTATTCCCTTATGGTCTAAAAATTCCTTCAATCTAGGTACTGAAAAGTCTTTAGCATCGTTGTACAATTGCTTAGTTTCAGGGTCGGTAAGGTCTATGCCCCCAGTCTTTTTGTTTTCTTCCTTTCGTAATACATCATAAAAAGAAGAATACTTACCTTTTTGAGGCTCGGAACCTTGCGTAGACTTTTGAGAAGCCGCTTGGCTTTTCTGCTTAGTATTACCATTGCTTTTATTGTTAGATGGTTGATTATCTTCATGAGGATTATTGCCCCGCTCTCTTATCTCTTTTTCAGCAATCTTTTTCAATTCAGGATGCATATCATTGGATGACGCTGCTTCTCTCAATTTAGAAATTGGAGTTTCAGATGCATACTGACGTACTTTATCAGCTTGTTCATCGGTTAAAGGCTTGAACTCTTTGGGGTGTTTAGAATGTACATTCCCTGCGTCATCTTTTATGGAATATTTGCCGTTATTTACGTCTCCCACAGTTCCTCTCACCTTCTTACCGTTCGATGTAAATTCAGCCTTAGAACCGTGTTCAGCGTACTCTTTACCGTCTTGGTCTATGCGCACCCAACGCTTCTGCATCTTACCTGCATTTGGACCACGTTTAATTTGAACTTCCTTTAGTACAAGTCGGTTCTTATTACGTGCGCTTTTCTCCAATATATCGTTATAGTTGTTCATTGTTAATATCTTATCATTGTTTTTAATGCTTCAAATGCTGCATCTTCACTGATACGGTTTACATCCATTCTATCTTCTGCCTTATCGAATAAATTGTAGGCTGCTACTCCTGGGTGTAACCAACTCAAAGGGTCTGTATTATTACTTACCCTCATGAACTTTATATCTTTTTCGCTATTTTCATTGTTTTGAGCTACTAGGCTGCTAACATTCTGACTGTTTAGAAATTGGTCAAAGGTTGAACTTAGAATATCCTCTGAACCGCTGAAAAGGTCATCAGTTATGTTAACTTCTCTATCTTCTCCATTGATTAATTTGTAAACATCTTCAGGAATTGGAGGTGCGTTATCTATGAGATTTTGATATTCAGGGTCTATCGGTAAAGGGATAGTTAGATACCAGCCGCCTTGCGCAGTACGCTTGGCTTTCCGGCTTCTCTCAAAGCCGATTTTTAAATTAAATGAATTGAAACCTTGCTCAATCATATTGGCCAACTGTCCATTCAATTCCAATACATATTCATCCCCATCCTTAAACAATCTTAATCCCTTAAGATAAGCGGCCTTTGTAGTATGTAAACTTTCATCGGCCACTTTCTTAACCTCTTCAAATAGCGCAGTCGTGACGGCCTTAGACACAATTTTACCCAGCTTACGTTCTTTATAAGCATTTAGTTCAAAGACTTCTACAAAGTCCTGAATATTAAATTCTACTATTTCTCCTTCAATTT